GTCGCTCGCAAACTGCTGGATTACAGAGAGTGCTCTGTTTTCATTCTGTTTCTGTGCCTCGTACTGGCTCTGCGTGATGTGTTGCGTGAGCTGCTGTACTTGTTGCGCCAGTTGATTGTAGTGGGAATCTTGCTGTGGTGGTGCTTCGCCGCCAAAGTAAGCAGCCACTTGCTCTAAAGGAATCTGGAATTGCTGAATCATTTGAGCAACCGCTTGCGATTTCTGCTGCGGTGTACCAGTTCTAAGCAATGCCGCCGTCTGTAGCAATGGGCCAATGGCCTGAGCAGGTGTTGAGTTCTCGTTCCTTAAAATCCACTCATACGGTGCAAATTGTTCGGTTATCGCCCGTGCCTCTGCGTCCCTTTGTTTATATGAGGTGATGCCCTTTTCGTAATCGGCATCCCGCTGGGCAAAGGCTTGTTGTAACTCAGGCGGGGCTTTTTCCCAATGTTCTTTCAGCTCAAGGCGCAGGCTTTTGGGCATCTCGGCTCTTGGCTTTTCAGCCATTTGAGGTGCTTGGGTCTGGTCGGTCGGGAATTTAGGGGCAAACTTACCACCCTCACGGGGCTGGGTGGCAGCGTGCTTGCCACGGTTTGTAGGTGTCTTTGTCAGTGCCTCACGAATCGTATCGGCTCTGCTTTGCGGTTCTGCTGGCGCTTGGGGCGCTTCAACCGCTGGGGTTTCGGGTGCTGGTGTTTCTACTGTGTCGGGTGCGACAACTTCGTTTTCCATCACTTCATCCTTTTCATTTGATCGAGGGTCATTTTGATCATCTCCTTGCGCTCAGGCATGGGACGGTTGTGTAGGCGGTTTGCCATCTCTACGTTTAGGTTAGACATCTTAACAGGGGAAATCGGTGCGCCTGGTCGGTCAAACTCTTGCACGGTTGCCAACTGTCCACGCAGCCGGTCGCGGTGAACTTCTTTTTTCTTGTTCCACTGTTCTTGAGCATACTTAACATCTGAATGCCCCATCTCAATGGAATCGGTGCGCTTTAAATGGTCACGCCACTGCTTTCTACCCTCAATCATCTTGCCATCAGGGGACATGAATGGGGCTATGTCGCCCATTACGGTGGTGTATTCACCAGACCGTCCACTGGTCTTTTCGTATGGCTCGCTACCGTCAGATGGAAAAACCCATGTTGTTTTCAAAGAAACTCCAATAATGTCTCAAAATCTTCTTCATCTTGTTCAAATTCAATCCGCTTTCTTAGCGTCTCAATCTGAACCATGATCGCATCATAAGTGATTACTGTTTGTGCCGCAATATCTATTGTTTGGGCTGGCGCTGTGGTGATCTGCTCACGCTTTTCTGGCGGTAAGCCAAACAAGGCGGTCTTGATTTTCTCCCTGCGCTTTTCCTCTTGCCGCTTTTCTTCTTCCCAATGCTTATCACGCTCATCAAAGCCAAAGTGTCCACCAAGTAAGACTTCTGGCGCTGGGGTTACCGTAACGCCGATTGTGGCAAACGGTAACTCAGCAAATGAGGTATAGCCAAACATCAATACGCCTCAAAGATAATAATCCCACCTCGACCTGCTGCGGATGTTGCGTTGCCGTGAGCGCCACCGCCACCAGCACCAAAACCTTGACCTTGTACGCCTGCGGTTGCCACAATTGCCACGGCAGGGCCACCAGAGCCAAAGCCAGGACAATCCCCGCCCTTGCCGCCAAAGTTAGTTTGAACTGTTGTGCCTGAACCGTAAGAATACCCACCTTGTTCACCAGTGATGTTGACATCGCCGTTAGTTGCCGTGCCACCTGCGCCGCCAGCCGTAATTGAGTTAGCGTAAGCAGTGCCTGTGCCGTTTGTACCTGAGTTTGCCGTTATTGTGGTGATGGTTAACGTGCCAGATGCCACGGTAGATGCTGTGCCAGATGCTGTGCCTACCGTGTAGACCAAGGTTTGTGCTGCGGTCATGGATAGCCATTTGATTGCCACACCGCCACCACCGCCGCCTGTCGCTCTTTGTCCAGTTGCCGCGCCGCCGTTACCGCCTGGGCCGACCACCGTGACCTTAACCCACTGAGTATTTGCAGGTGCGGTATAGGTTTGTGCTGTGCCAGTTGTAAATGCTGAAGTGCTTTTGGCTAAGGTTGCCGTTCCTGTTGTGTTTTGGTTTAGCGTTGGTACATCTGCGGCTTGAATTCCAGATAACAGAGTATTTGTTCCATTTGAACGTAAATATTGACCACTTGTTTGTGTGCCAGAAAGTGCTGTTAATGCCGCTTGTTGTGTTGTTTGACCTGTTCCACCTTTATTAATTGCAACAGTACCTGTTACGTTGGCAGCATTACCAGTAATATCCCCAGTAACAGCACTACCAGCAATAGCAATAGCGGTGTTTGTGACTGAGCTGACTTGCCCTTGGGCGTTTGTTGTGATGACTGGGACGGTTGCCGCTGCTCCATAAGTCCCCGCTGTTCCCACGTTAGTGATCGAAAACTGATTGGTTGTTAAGGTTAAACCAGTGCCAGCGGTGTATGTTTGACTTGCGGCAAACTCAATAAAAACAATACTTGTCGTGCCAATCGTGATCGGTAACGGTGTTTGCTGTACCCATGATGTATTAGCATTGACTGTTCCGCTAATTACAAGTATGTAATCACCTTGATCTACTTCGTTTGTTCCCGCGCCACTTGTGTCATAGTCGGTTGCCCTTGTCAGGATGTACGGTAATAACGCAGTCCCCGCTTGAGTCAGTGTATATACACCGTTATTAGCTTGAATTGCCTCATTCTTTATCAGTAAACGCTTACCCACATCACCAATAACTAGCGTGTAACTGTCAATAATCAGCGTACCAACTGCCACAGCAGTTAATGTTGCGCCGACCCCGCTTGAACCGTTGTTGTATGTGTTTGCTGATAAAGCCGCTGTCGTTGCATATTGCGCCGCAGCATGAAAGTTAACGCCAGATGCAATTGAATCGGCATAGGACTTGTTGACAATATCGGTGCTTGAGCTGGGTGCGGTTGAAACCGTGCCTGTTGTCAGCGCCACAGATGTCAGGTTGGTATTAGCCCCGCTTGTTGCAAATCCTGTGATTGAGCCGCCAAGGGTTAGATTCCCGCTATTGGTTACCGTGCCTGTTAAGGTTAAACCGCTGACCGTACCTGTACCGCTTACGCTTGTAACTGTGCCGCCCGAAGCTGGGGTAACCCATGTCGGTGCGCTTGTGGCATTGCTTTGCAAAACCTGCCCCGCAGTCCCCACTTGACCATTAAATGCCACCGATCCATTGGTGTTAATGGTCATTACGTCTGTTGTACTGTATGCACCATTGACAATAAAACTGATCTTTTGATTGTCCCAACTACCTAAAACTAATGGGCCACCATACGATTCCACAAAACTTGCCAATGGCGTAGAAAACCCATTATTGGGAAACCCTGCTGCTGAATAACTGTAATTTGCGTTATTTATTCCCAGCTCGCCGTAAGCCGTATGACCGCCATCATTGACCGCATAACTGGCATACGATGTTGCCCCTGAATCGGTGTTTTGCAAGCTGGTGTAAAGATATAACGGTTCACTAGCGGTAAACCCCGCAATCACGCCCGAGTCTGTATGTAATGTGGCGCTGCCGACATTTAAAGAACCTGTGTCAGTTATTCCTGATGTGTAAGGTATCAAAACACGATTATTGGCATCCTGATTAACTGACTTTTCCGCAGGATAAGTAACAAATACATCTTTACTACCCGCCGCAAGATCAAGTTTTGAGCCTGTGGATGAGGAAATTACGGTTGTTCTGGCTAAAGTCCCGCCGTAATACGTCCCAATTCCTACCTCCCATTGAGTCTCGCCTGAGATTGTGTAATAGGTTGTGTTGTTGTTGCCAATGACGCTAAACGATTGAAACCCTGAAACTGCGCCACCAAGGGTTATCGTGCCTGTGCCTGTGGAAGTGGTGGTCTCCCTGACCCTATCAGCAAGAACTAAGCTCATGTAGCAATCTCAACACCCGCCGCCCGACCGTCTGGCCCACGAATAATGCGTTTGGGTGCGCTAATGGCTTGCATCACGCCTGTAATTTGTCCCAATGTCTGACCGTGCATATCAGCTAATCGGTTGATTGCCTCGCTCATGCCGTCACCCAAAGTAGAGTCAACTTCCTCAGATGCCGCCAGTTGTGCGCTCATTGCGGCTTGATCAAGCCCAGCTTTTGCGCCAATTTGAGCCACAAGGACTTTAGTCGCTGCATCAAGTTCTGCTTTCCATCGCTCATATTCTTCCCTTCCCGCCATTTCTCTGGCTTTAATCTGCATCTCATTATTTTGTTTTGCGGTTTCAAACTCGGCCTTCATCTGCGCCAATTGCATCTCTGCCTGAGTTTTAGCCTGGTGCATTTGCATCTCAAGTTGCGCCTTACCCTGCTCAATCTGGGCTTGCGCTTGCACTTTCATCTGCTCAGTCTGAGCCTGTGCCTGCATCCGCATTTGCTCGGCCTGTTGTTCAGCTTGCATTTGCATCATCTCTGGCGGTGGGCCAGGCGGTTGCTGTTTGGCAGCGTCTGCCTTGTCTTGCAGGGCTTTCATTGCCCTTTCAACCGCGCTCTCCAATCCCCGACCAGCTCTGAATCGGCGTACAAGGAATAACAGCATCTCAGAGGCCATTGGCAAAGTCTCGGGCGCTTGGGCAATCATGGGGATTGCCTCACGCAAGAACATACCGATAGCTTGAATCGCTTCTTGTGCGCCTTGCTTTTCTGCCTGCTCGTCAATCTGAGCTAGGCTGTCAGCTTCGACCGCAATGTGGAAATCTCGAATTGTGCTGTTGGACAGCATCTGAATCGCCGCTTGCAACATCTGCGGGTCTTGACCGTCCGGTGTGTTCATCACACCTGACATCTCAACAATCAGCTCAGGCGGGTAAAACTTACAAATAATCTGTGCTTTGAGCTTAAAGATGTCAGTCGCAAACCTTGCCACTTCGCCTTGGCTACTCTTTAACCGCAGGCTACCAAAGTTGGCTTTGAGCTGTTGAGCCCCGAGGGTTTCCTGAGCCTTAGACGATCCGCGCAGGATGTCCGATATGCCCATGATCTCGTAAATCGACTGCTTGACTTGCTCTCGGGCTTGGTACAACTCTCGCAAAGTCACAATGATCTGCGATGTGTCCATCATGTCGATAGCGCCCTTTAAGCCGCCTTTTTCCGACATTGCCGCCCATGCAGTCACTGGGAATAGCTTGTTGTCCACGCCCTCACTAAACATCCGCGCCAGCTCTTTGAACTCAGCATTAAACACACCGACAGCTTTACAAGCCTTAGTCAGCAGGTAAATGCGTTGCGTTAGGTTGTCTAGCTCCTGCGCCTGATCTTCGTACTCACAGTAGTCAGGTACAGGGATCATTGTGCCAGTGGTGGTGGTCGCCATCAACGGCTTAGGACATGGAAAGAATTCTTCCAGCTCTAACGGGTCATCACGCTCGTCTAATGCCTGTGGATAACCTTTGGCAATCCAGCAAACCTTACCGCTGCGCTTGTTCCAAATCTCATAGACCATCGCCTTTTTGTCGTAGGTCATCTTGGCGGTCAATGGATTTTTGCCGTCCATGTCGGTGTTTGAGCTGGTCAGGCTAACGTTTTTGAATACGTCACCAAAGCGCTCTACACCCTCGTCCTTGGTCATATAAACCGCTCGAGCTACCCACCAAACCTCATCCCATGTGCGAGCAGGTGAATGTAGGAAGTCTGACCAGTAGACGTAATCAATCGGGCTGTGAGCTGCATCAATGCGCTCTGTGGGGTCTTCCACCACGGTACTAACCTGCGGCTCGGTGGGTTCTTCCATCTGCCCTGTGGTTTCGGTTGCCTCGGGCTGCTCGTTGACAATAACCGGCTCGTAACGAATCCACGCTGTACCGCGACCAGGCAGCAATCTGTCCTGCACCGCACCAGACATCGCAGCGTCAAAGTCACCAAATTGCATGGTCTCGTATTCCATGACACGCTCAAGCATTGTGGAGGCCAAGCGACCTACAGGGTCTTGATCCATGTACCGGCGTGAAACTTCGGGTTTAGCTTGGCGACCGTAAAGGGCAGGGAACAGGACTTGGATGTTTGACCAAAGGATATTGAACTTCATCCTCGGCATCTCAATGGCATCACGCTCATCCCGATACCGCTTGACTACCTTTTGCCCACGCTTTTCCCACTTATCAAATATCTTGATGGCGGTTTCAATCTGGTCATGCCAGTACGGGCCTGGGTCTTCGCCCTCGTATGCGCCGTTTTCAGTCATGATTAACTACCTGCGGCAAAGAAGAATGTCACATCCAATCCAGTGCCTGCAATCGTGGCGTACAGACTGACACCCACGTTGGCAGGGAATCGGTGAAAGCCAATCAATGGCGTGATCGTGCCACTCATCACCTCACCACCTGACCCGCCGTTACGCAGCACCAATGTGCCTGCGGTCGTGTTATTGACGTAGAAACCAATCAACTGGCAAGGGCCTGTGCTGACTGCGCCTGTGGCGGTGATGTTTTTATATCCACCGACTTCTGCTACTGGTTGGCTCATATTCGTTCCTCTTTATGTTGCATCTCAAAGTCCCACAGCTCATCTAATGTGATGGTTTGCAGGGTCTTGCCCTTGGGCGGTGTCTGATCTTTTGCTTCTTGTCTATAAGCTACTGCAAGCATTCTAAACGCATCTGCTGGGTGTGAGCACCAATCGTGGCGCGGAGTTTG